ACCCCGCCAGGCACCACACCAGGACAGCTGCACAAGCAAGCCATCCACGTCCCGCCGAACGTGGCCGCCAGCCAAACGCGGGTGGCCGACCCGAACGGCGCGCCTGGCCTGCTGAGCATGAAGCCGGCCGGGAAACGTGGCAAGTCCGGCGACGGCTGGACCCGCACCACCAGTGGGGGCAGCGGCCCGTGGGGCCAATACGGTGCGGCCGGCCTGATGCTGCGCCACGTCGACGACAACGGTGTCGAGCGGTTCCTGATGGTCGAGCGCGGGCCTGGCATCTCGGACCCGGGCAAGTGGCAGTTCCCGGGCGGCGCCAAGGAAGAGAAGGAAAGCTTCTACGAGGGCGCCTCGCGGGAGGTCATCGAGGAACTCGGCCTCAAGGAAGCCGACATCACCGGCGGCCGCGTTCATGGCACGCACACCCATGAAGCCAAAGACGTGCTCGTGCCAGGGATGCACGGCGGCACAGTGCCATGGGGTTACGTCAGCATCGCCGCGACGGTCGACAAGCGACTGAAGCCGGACCTGTCGACGCCGCACGCTAGGGCCGAAACGTCGGATTTCAAGTGGATGACCCGCGACGAGATCGCGGCGCTCGACACGAAGGGCAAGCTGCTCAAGCCGTTGGCTGGGGGCGCGCTTCAGCAGAACGTCTTGTCACTGTTCCCACCGACGTCGGCTGCCCCGTCGACAGTGCCGCGTCCGGGGCAGGTGAAAGCCCGGCCTCCGCGGCTGACTGGCACGCCGACGGTGAACGCGCCCACGGTCAAGACTCACAAGCTTTCGCTTGGCCGCGATCTGATTTCGGACACGACGTCTCGCGACAAGCTTCGGCAGGACGTCAAGCAGGCCCGCTCGAAGTACGCGGGCAAGACGGCCGATGACCGGCTGGCGGCGATCGCCGCCATGCAAGGGTTTGACGATGTCCCGACGGTCGTCACCAAGGCTGAGTTCGATGATCTGCTCAAGAGCGGCGACTACATCCAGGTGTGGCGCGGCGTGCGCGGCGCGGGCGGTGGCTACCGCGGACCGACCCGCGGCGGTCAGGTCAGCAGCTCGAAGACGGCTGCTCAAATTCAGGAGGAGTTCCGCTCCGGTCCCGCCTACTACGGCAAGGGCATCTACGGCAACGGCTACTACTTCTCCACCGACCAGTCGATCGCCTCCGGCTACGGGGACCACACCAAGGGCGCACTGCTCACCGCGCTCATCCCGAACAAGGCAAAGATCGAAAACCACAACAAGGTGAGCCGGGATGCCCATTCGCAGGGAAGCAGCACCTCTAAGGCGAAGGGAAAGTCGAACGAGGTTGCTACGCTGTGGGATGAGGGCCGTTACGCGGCGGCAAAGGGCCTCGACATGATCCGGATTGAACCGGGGAAGTCGTCGACTGGATCCGGACCGAACTACGTTGTTCTCAACAGATCCGTGTTGATCGTCCAGGAGGAACAGTGACCACGCTAGCGGAGTCGAAGATGGCGCTGGAGCGCCGGCTCACCGACCTGCTCGGCGCCCACGACGTGCACCCAGACGACCGGGTGGCGATCCAGAACGCTTTCGAGCTCGCCGGATCCTTCGAGGAACTGCCTACCGCCATCCAAGCCCGAGTCATTGAGCTGGAAGAAAACCTGCCACGGCAGTCCTGGGACGACCCATCTGAAGTCCCCGACAACCTCGACGAATTGAGCTAAACCCCAAATCGCCGACAAAAAGGGCCGTACCCGCCGGGTGCGGCCCTTTCGCATGCCCGGAAACGACGGGAGGGCCCTCATGACCGGCACCCTGCAATACCACCGCGGCTACACCGACATGGCGTCAGTGGAGGGCGGCAAACCGGGCGACCCGATCCGCTTCGTAGCGAGCACGCCCGGCGTGAAACGCGACGGTCTCGACCTGCGCACCAACGGGTGGAAGCTCGACAACTTCCGCAAATCCCCAGTCAAGCTGTGGTGTCACGACAAGACGTCGCTACCCATCGGCGTCGTCAAGGCGGAGACCGATGCACGGCTTGTCGCCGACGTGGTCTACGACCAGCAAGACGACTTCGCGCGGAAGGTCGAGTCGAAGTACCGACGTGGCTTCCTCCACGCCGTGTCGGTGGGCTGGGACTTCGTCGACGACAAGGGCCAGCGACTCAACGTTGCACGTCTGTCCATGACCGACATTCGCGACCGCGCCTTCTACGACCTGACCGAGCTTTCAGGCGTGCCCGTGCCGGCCGACCCGGAGGCGTTGAAGGAAGCCACCCGGGCGGGGCTGCGCTCGCTTTCCCGCGAGCTGGCCACCCTCTTCGACGACCAAGAGTCCGAGCACGGCGAACTGAACGTGGAAGAGGTCCGCGCCGCCGTCTGGGCTGAGGTTGAGCGCCTCGGCATCCCGCTGGAAGTGCTGCGGCACAACGCAGAGCAGCCCGACAACCGGGCTGTGTTCGTCATCCCCCCAGTCCCCGCGCCGGCGGTTTCCGGCATCGACAAAGACGCTGCGCGGAGCCTCCTCGCGGCATTCCAGTTCGAGGGAGTGAAATGAGCGACCAGCTCACCAAAGAGGATTTCGAGGCGCTGGGGACTCAGGTCCGGCAGCACCTCGACACCATCGGCAAAGAGGTGTCGGAGAAGACTTCCGACGCACACCTGACTGAACTGCTCCGCGGTCTCGTCGACAGCCTGTCGGACGACGAGGAGTTCATGCGGAAGATGCGCTTCGGCAAGGGCGCGACCGACACTGAGCTTGTGGGCACCAAGTACGCCCGTTGGGGCCTGTCCGTCGCCGACGTCGAGTGGCTCTACGACGTGCAGAACTCGCACCGCGGGCAGACCCTCAAGCGCGGCGGTGTGCACCCCGGCCCGTCCGAGGAACTCACCCGCACCTTCGAGGCCATCAGCACCGCCCGGTATCTGTCCCAGGACAAGGTGCGGGAGATGGACCGCAAGGCCATCGATGACATGTTTCCCCGCATCCCGCTGCACGAGTTCTACGGCAAGGACCGCGAGCTTGCCCGCGCCGGGAAGTGGGAGCTGACCCGCGCCTACCAGGACTCGATCCGGGCCATGGACACCGCCGAGTCGGGCTTCGGCTCGCAGCTCATCGGCGCCCAGTATGTGCACGATCTGTGGGAGGCGCCGCGCAAGCTGGGCCGCATCTCGCCGCTGATCGAGTCTTTCGAGATGACCGAAGCGACCACCTACCTGCCGGTTGAGGTCGACATCCCGGAAATGCTGTTCGTCCCGGAGCACACCGGCCCGACCGACTCCGACTACACGACCGTCAAGACCGGTTCACAGCGTGTCCAGGTGGATGCGAAAAAGTTCATCATCCACCAAATGTGGTCAGGCGAAATGGAAGAGGACAGCATCATCCCGTTCGTTCCCTTCCTCCGCCGGCAGGCCGCCAAGTCGCTCGCCCACTACAGCGACAGCCTCGATCTCAACGGCGACAACACCAACGCCGCCACCGGCAACATCAACTTGGATGACGCCGACCCCGCCGACACCAAGCACTACCTTGCGTTCGACGGCATCCGCCACGCCGCGATCGTCGACAACACCAACAACAAGGTCGACGTCGCCGGGCCGCTCACACTCGCGAACATCAACGCCCTGCGCGCTCTGATGATCGACGCGACGAACCTCACCGACTGGGGCCACCCCACCGACCCCGACGACCTGGTGTGGGTGTCCGACCCTTACACCGCCGACAAGCTCGCCCTCCTTGACGAATACCTGACGTGGGACAAGTACGGCCCCCAGGCGACCGTCTACAACGGCGAGCTCGGCCGGATCCTCGGCCACCGGCACATCTCCACCATCGCCATGCCGAAGACCGAGGCCGACGGCAAGGTGTCGACCACGGCGAACAACAACACCAAGGGCCAGTTCCTGGCGTTCAACCGCCGCGGGTTCGTCACCGGCTGGCGCCGCCGGGTCATGGTGGAAACCGAGCGTCTGCCCGGCCGCGACCAGACCCGCATCGTGTACAGCCTTCGCCGCGGTCTGGGCCGGTTCACCCCGTCTGGTGCCGCGTCGGGCATCGAGTCGGTAGCCCTGAACTACAACGTCACCATCTAACCGATACCCGAGAAGGGCCACCCTCCACATCGGAGAGTGGCCCTTCAGCTTGAGGGGAAACATTCAATGCAGGTAGACAGAGTCATCGCCCGCGGTCAGCTCGTGCCGCTGGTGTTCATGCAGGACGCCGTCGCGGCGTCCCAGACAGATGTGCAGCTGCCCATCGCCGAAGTCAACGCCGGCGCGGGCAACGCGATTGTCGGCTACATCATGCCGTTCTCCGGCACGATCGTGGCCATCTCGTGGAACCTCACGGCGGCCGGCACTACGGGTACCTTCACGATCGGCCCGACGGTGGGCGGCACCGAGAAGACGGGGCTCACCCAAACGGTGGGCACGGCCGCCTCCGGGCGCGCGGTCGTCGCCCGCGATGCCATTCCGTTCGCTGCCGGCGACGAGATCGGCGCGGAAATCACCACCGGCGGCACATGGGACGGCACCAGCGCCGACCTGTGCGTGGTCGTGTGGGCGCTGGCCAACTTGGACGGAATCTGACATGGCCGAATACAAGGTGAACCACCGCTACCGGTCCAACCGTGACGGGAAGACGTTCGGCCCGTATGAGCCGGACACCAACGTGGACCTCGAAGAGGCCGACGCCGACTGGGTCAACCGCGACAGCCCCGGCTGCCTCACCGCACTCGAGGCGACGGCCAAGGCCGACGGCGAGGCGCCCCCGGCCAAGGACCGTGCACACAAGGGCGGGCGGACCCGCTGATGAAACGCAGCCAGATCAAGCAGGTGTCGGCTACCGGCGATGTGACGACCTCCGACGCTCACCTGCGGTCGGTGGTGCTGCTCGGCGGTTCCGCCGCGTCGACGATCGTGGTCAAGGCGGGCGGGTCGAGCGGCACGACGATCCTGACGATGAAGGCCGCCATCGACACCGTCGTGTCGTCGGGTGATCTGCAGGACTCCTACTGCGGCGGCGGCATCCACGTCACAGTGACGGGCGCTGCCGCCCTAGCCACGTTCGTCTACGTGTGAGGCGGTGACCCGTGGCTCTGACCAACGCCTATTGCACGGTGCAGCAGCTGCGGGACCAGTTCGACGACGGGGCCACCTCGTTGCCGGTCGAGCTCCTGGAGCGTGCGATCAACGCAACCTCGCGGGCGATCGAGGACTTCTGCGGCCGGCGTTTCTGGATCGACCCCTCGGTGCAGGTGCTCACGTTCGCACCGGAGTGGCCAGATCTGCTGCTGCTGGATGGGTTCGAGGACATCGCCACCACGGCCGGGCTGGTCTTGAAAACCGACTCGGCCGGGGACGGAACCTACGCCACGACGTGGACGATCGGCACCGATTTCAAGGTGGGGCCGCGTAACGCCGACAAGCACGGCCCGGCCTACTGCTGGACGCAGATCGAGGCGATCGCCACGAAGGCGTTCCCGATCGCCTCGCACATCGACTCGGTTCAGGTGACGGCTAAGTACGGCTGGTCGCAGGTGCCTGAGGGTGTGGAGGAGGCGTGCATCCTGCGGGCGGCGCAAATCTTCAAACGCAAGGAGTCCATCTCCGGCGTAGCGGGCTTCGACGGGTTCGGGGTGGTGCGCATTTCCGCGCGCAAGGACCCGGACGTGGTCGACCTGATCCAGGGCAAGGTCAAGATGGGTGTGAGGGCGGTCTAGGTGGCCACCTTCGCAGCCATCCGCGACGCGGTGAAGTCCATCGTCGAGGCCAACATCACCGCGCTGAAGGTGCACCCGCGGATCCCGGGTGAGGTCACCGGGCACTGCATGGTGGTCCAACCGGCGCCGGGCACCGACTTCGAGGTGGCGATGGGCCGCGGTCTGGACATGTGGCAGATCAACCTGGCCATCATCGTTCCGCTCGCGGACCTGGTTGTGGCCCAGAAGCATCTGGACGGCTACGTGGACGGCGGCGGCAGCCTGTCGGTGCGCAAAGTCATCTTCGACAACAAGACCCTCGGCCTGGCCGACACCAACGCACACGTCTCCGGGATCACCGCCTACGGGCCGAACCCGGCAATCGCCTTCGACCATCTCGGTGCGGTGCTCCGCATGGTCGTACACACCAAACCCAGCTAGCAAGCAAAGAGGTTGACCATGCCCAAGGTTGTTCCCGTCTCCGACACGGAACTGTCACGACAGAACAAGGAGGTCGCCGACCGTTGCGTGCGCGCGACCGTGACCGGCGACCAGCCGATCCGCGACGCGATCACCCGCGAGTCGGTGGAGACCGGCGGCATCGTGCACCTAGACCCCAAGACCACGATCATCGACCATCTGGTCAGTGCGGGCGCCATCTCGCTGACCGTCGCCGAGGCTAAGGCCTGATGCCATGACCGAGCTTGCCGTCCTCAATGCCTTCGCCTATCTGGGCGGGCACGACTTCTCCGGCGACATCGACCAGTGGAGCATGGACGGCTCCTCGGAGGCGCTGAAGAAAACCACCTTCCGTAACTCCGGCGCCAACGTCTACGGCATCGGCATGAAAACGACCAAGCTGACGATGGCCGGTTTCACCTCCTTCGGCGCCAACTCACCCGATGCGGAACT